CGACCTTGTATCTCACTGGTTTGGTATTTGGTCCAGTATAAAATTCGCGATCAGCAATTATGGAGTTCCACCTTTCTGCTTCATCAGCACCCATCACGACTTCTACTACTATCTTCTCAAGTTCACGCGGGAAACGATCAGTAAATGCAGTCATATCTGATGAAAACAAGTTTTCACCCATACTTAGCACTCTGTTTCCTAAATCATCTTGATAATAAGTTAGGTCATTAGGGAGTTTTCTAAGTGCATTCATAAAAGTTTTATGAATATTTGAAAGGGATGCGTTGGAAAAGAAATCAACGATCGCTATTACTCTAGTTTTACCAAAGCGGTCCGAGAGAAAATGAGTTATACTATGATACCAACTACCCTCCAGATTATCGTGAACATCTAGATTAAGCCATGTAATTGTTGATTTAAGTTGATCGCGCACTTGACTCAATAGATCGGGAGCCTGTTCTCGCAACGCTGTTAAATCAGCTAAGCATGACAAAGTAGCTGGACCATTTGGACCTGCTTTGTTTGACATAGGTAAATACCCTTCATTTACGGGTTTAATAGTTTTTAACCACTTGCACTTCCTAATAAATTTTGTAATATCTTTAATAATTTCCCTGCTCGCAGTACTTTCAGCGGTGATATTAGTTGTGTCTCTATCGGGCTTAAGTTTAAATAGCTCACAGATTCGCAATACAGACATTGCATACCGAGTCTCTAACAAGTTTTCTCTATTACTTGGTTTTAACCACTTAATAGCTTTAGGAAATAAATCTCTATCAACCTTACGGAATGGCTCTAATGTAATTGGCTGTTCTAGAATGAATTGTTGTAAGCTTAATCGTAAAGACTTAAGACGTTTAATCGCTTCCAGTTCACCATGGTTTATAGATAATTTCTCAACTAAGTTAGTGAAGTTTTCAACATTAAGTTGAGGGTCCTTACCGTGAAGAATGTTAACTCTGGGCAGTATGCTTTTAATAGATGCAATCCATTTTACCGTTCTTTTAAAGTTTGGCTTCTTCTTAGTGACAGAGCCGGTGTTATAGTGTTGTGACGTATTTACGCCTTTTTGGATACTTATGTCGCTCATAAACGCTGCGTTCGCCAGATAATGTGAAAGATTTTACCTGGGTGC